GGAACCGCCAGCGGCCCGAAGGCGGCCAGCGGCTGTGCGGCCCGGTGGTGGGCTACACGAGGAGCCGTAAAGCACGGCAAACGCCCCCATGCAACTGATGCATGAGCGGGATATTCCACCTCCCACCCAGTTAACCTCGAATTGGCCCGCTCTGTCTCAGGGATTATTTATTGAGGTCTCCAGGACACATGCGCAGGTGGCATGCGATTTAAATGAAATATAGTAGCAAGGAATGAAACGTCGTGCCGAGTTGGGGGGAGCGTGCATGCACAGCCTTCACGTGAGCCCAACACCCTATATGATATAAGCGATAATGCCAAGTCTTTCCCGCGGAAAGAAGTTTACGCCGTTCACTTCAAACGCATTGGTACCCCGCGAAAGGAACGAGACGGCCCGAAGAAATTAGTGGCAGAGTTGGCCAATGAAGCCAACGTCTGGAACTTTTCGACCTCAGCATGCCAACCCGCCGAAATACCTTCTCCGAACCTCTTGAGGGCGGAACTAGCACCACTCACGGCGTTGTGCACCTGCGTGGAGGCAGCTGTACTCAACCCGGGTGTGTCCACTGGGAGTGATTTGGCGGGAGCTTGGCTGACAAGTTTGGCCAACGACATGAAAGCGTCTTCACCGGCAGCATTCGTCTTCGTCGGCGGGAACGCAAACGTGTGACCCAACGTATTCACCGGGTACCTGCAACCGTCTTGCCTGTGCACCTCGAACCGCAAGGTCTGGACGCCACTCGCAGTAGCCGGCACACGCACAATGAAATTGCGTAAACATGGGTTGGAACCCAATCCCCGGTTCGGGAAGTAACCTGTCGTAATATTGGTGGCGCCAGGATACGGAGAACCCAGGCCACTTTGCACGTCGTTGGAACACAACGTATAGAAATCGTCCGAGCGCATCAAGGTCGCGGTGACCTGATTTGTCATTGGGACAAAATCATAATAGTCGTTATACAACGGATAGTTGGCAGGCACCGACACGAACTCCCTTTCGTTAGTCAGCGACGCGATCGGCAAGTCCGCCGTGTCCGGCGAACCGTCAATGATCGACGCCCATTCAGTGTCCGCGGCGACGGCCTTCAGGACGGTGACGCCAACAGTTGCGCCGAGAGTCCACGTGCCTTGCAAGGCATTGTCCATGCTGAAAACTCGGACATCGCCCGCAGTGTTTACCAACTGCGTCAGGTTACTGACCGTGAAGGACATCCTCAACGGCCGTATGGAATTCGGGCTCGCCGTAGCTAACGGCCCGTAAATGTGCTGAGTCACATAGACGTTGTCAGTTCCAGTGAACTGCAGAGCCGCCAACGGTGATGGCACCCACGGTATGTAAATGTATGTCGATAAGGTGGTGCTTGTAGTGACTGAAAATCGACAAACAGAATTTACCACGGTGTGGTTACCGAATGAAGTCCGGATCGGCGGCGCGATGCGGGTCAAACGCGCACTCCAAAAGGCGAATAGATCCGCTTCAGTCATGGCGTCGGCGGCCTTGTTTCCCATGAGGGATCGAACCGCTCGTTTCTTCGCTCCCGGCTTGGACTTCGCGGCATTGGGCTTGGCTTTCGCTGGCATATCGAGCAAAATATGAGGTATGCTATCAGAAAGCACGACGTCATACAAAAGCGTGCAGCGCAGGGGGACAACTTAATTAGGTGCGCGGCGTGCATAAACAACTCATACATACGGCATGCAAAAACAACGACAAATTCGTGTGTATAAGGACAGTCAGCTGGTACCAGAACAGTGGGCACGCGCAGTTGCTAACAACCATGCTTCCAGAAACGCGGATATTACGCCGATCGAGGAATCGCACCGGACTGACTCTCGAGGGATTTCTCCATAGTCAGCTGGGATTGACACTCCCCGCTTCATCACGATAATGGACCGCGAGTTGGCCTGATGATGCCATCACCAGGGGGAAGTAGCGCCGACGGGGATCGGCATGGCTGCGAACGCCCTACGCTTGGCAGCGTAAAGAGACTGAACTGGCTTTCGTCCAACACTATATACCGTACAAAAGAGATGTGAGGTCTGACATGTAACCACACGTGGTGTAGCAACAGACGCATGCCCGAATGTGCCACAATAATCCACGCGGACCGTAGACATCAACGTCTAGCTCCCCTATCCGTGCCCTTTATTTATACGACACGGCCTCAGGTTCATCCCGATACGACTAGTACGTTGCACCGTAAGCTGCCACAGGTAACCACTAAATCAACACCTGTATCGGCTTGCTCGACCACCGGCTAGTGGACGGTGTGGCCTTCACCTTCAGCTACTACCACAGTAGCCCACGAATTGGCTCGGGCACCACCCCGACCTCAGGTATGGCGCACAGAAGGTAATTTGGCGAGCAGGGACGGGCCCCCCTATTTTACACGTGCTAATACGCAAAATGCGCTAGCCACAACACACCGTCACGAACCGCGTGTGCTGCACCCATGTGGTATGGCGATCGTGGACCTATGGGACGCGCTCGCTACTGAGCCGGGTATCCTGAATAACTCCCGACCCCCCCCATCTAATTAAGCACGAATTCTACAACACACCGTCACGAACCGCGTGTGCTGCACCCTTGCAATATGTACAAAAACGCCCGAAAACCGGACGGCCCCCAAATTATGCCTAAGTTACAGATACGAATCAACGCATCCCACGAGGAGCAATGTCGGCGAGAGCCGAGCGCGAAGCACCACAGGTAACTGCCGGCAAAGCGGAAACGAACGTCGACCATTCGTCCGGCGATGCGACCCACCCGTACCGTGTGGCCAAGCTAACCTCGGAAACAATGGTGTGTGACCCAGCAAGGACCCTCGTGCGACATGCCTCAACAATGTCACAATGGGGAAACTCAAGCTGTTTGCGCAACGAATCCGGGTTCGAAAACTTCGGAGTCGTGCCGGCAAATCGGCTGGGGTCAATCTTCATCACGTCTTCACGAGAAACAACAGCACCGTGAGGCGCAAGTTCCTCAGACCGACCAAGGAGCCAAAAAGCAATCGATGGGAACCGATCGGCAACGTGCATGGCACGTGCGATCAAGGAAACCGCGACAAGCTTAGCAGCCTCGGTGGGATTACGGCCGGTGACAGCTCGAATCACGTCCTTGGACGCGGAGTAGAAGATATTGTTCAACATGCGCGGCACATCAACACACACAGTCGACACATCCACCCCATCGCGCCCGGCGATCATCTTGTAGCCGACGAACTCGACAACATCTCCCTCTAATCGACGGAACAACTTCGGGCGGTGGCCCAATAGAGTCCATCGTGCTGTAAGTACAGCCATTTCGGCGTCGCTAAAGGCGGCGGCGTTCTTGCGCAGGATGGCAAGCAACGAATCGTCGCCCTCGAACCATGCATGCGCATGATTACGGGCACCAAATATATCCACACAAGCC